AGTTCCAGTAGCACTTGCATTCGCGGTCCATGATCCAGCAATCGTGGTAACACCACCAGAACTAGTCAGAAAAGTTGCCGGGAGTGTAATAGTACACAGCAATCCCGAAGGATCAGCAGCAGCGCAATTCGCAGGTTCTGCTCCACTGAATATCTTTAAAACGCCACTGGCACCGATTGTGGATTGAAGCTGCGAAACTTGATTGTTCCGTAACGTCGTCCCATATTGAAAGGCCATTAGTAAGACTCCTTATTTCGCCGGCTGTGCATCTTCACTCGTTGTAAGAGGAGGCTCTACTATAATCCCATTCGCTACATTATAAGGAACAGTAGTTCTTTCTATGCTGCTGTTACTGAGAGTGAAATTCCTGTCGGGCAACTTTGAACATAGACACCATTCTTATATGATTTTGATATACCAAGTGATCTTGGAAAAACTGGAGCAGTTGTACCGGGAGTAAGAGCAACCCCCGGTCTTGGTTCAAACAGAAACACCAGACCCAATAGAGTCGCAGCGTATAAGATAGGACCTCCAGGTCCATCCGTTAAACAAATCTGCGTATCCTTGTCTGTGATCACTGGTGCAGCCGCCGCCGTGATCCCGCTTATTGTTCCAGTAGCTGCCACAAGCGACGTGCCAGCCTTTGTAGAGTCCACAGCATAAACTGCCATTTAATGACCTCATTGCTCACTTGAATTGAAACTGAAGACTTATACTTTCGCCTCCAGTGTCACGAACCAATACATCATAAAAACCAACATCAACATCTGTAATAACCACTAAAAACCCTCCCAATTACCCAAGCTAATGGCGACACCATAGGTAAAAGCATCTAGTAGATCATCTGCTCGGTCTTCAACATCGCCAACACGGAAGGCGAGGACTTGACCAAGTAAATGGTTCTTGGTGACTTGCTTGTACGTCATTACACGATCGTACGCTGTCTCGAGGATTTTTACTTGTCCTCTGAAAACGTAGCCACTGACGTTTATCGCTCTTTCGCTTTTCCCGAGCTGAGTAAGCTTGTGGGGAAGTTCGCCAACTTGCAACATTCGTCGTCTGGCCTGTTGTATAAGAATAGAACCACTGGCCTTGTCTTCGATAAAGCACCCCCTGGACCCAAGTCTGGCTCCACATTTAACAACATACTCCTCCAAATTACGATACACAACCGGGAGCCACATTTCAAGCATTGAGCCTTCAATCTGCATATATTCATAATCAACAATCTTTAACCAATGCTCTTCACCAAGTTTTTCATAGGCCCAATAGATAACTCCAGTGCCATCGTTTTCTTTACCTGTTTTGACAGCCGTGTCCATAGTCGCAAAGACATACAGACATCGCTTAGGAAATGATTCAGGTCTATTTTCTGTCAGCAAATTGGCCAGGGAAAAGAATGATGTACCTGACCAGTCAACGAACTCAGCTAAATACTCTTGGGCATATACGAGTGGATGATTATCTGTCTCGAGTCGAGCCAGTTCATCTGCGGGTAGGAAAGGGTTAGAATGGGAAGGTGCATGATACTCTTTGAAACCATACTCGGGCAGACTACATATCCGCCAAAAGAAATTTTCTTCATTGATTCCATTTGTGTTACTAGCAACAATAGCTGCTCCTCTATAATCCAGTAACGTAGGTCGAATTGCCTTTTCCCAAATTGCAGTCATATTGGGCTTGGTGAATGCAGCCTCATCAATAATAACAAGATGATAACGTCGCGATCGACCAGCCTTTTCATCTTCCAAAGTCCAAATTTCAATTCGACCTTGAGTGTTTGTATTAATGATTCCTAAGTTACGTGAACTAGAAACAATTGAAGTATCAAGAATTAATTCGATTTCAGTATATGATTCACTCGCATACCGATAGTTTGGTACGAACCAACCGACCAGAGCACCTCTCATTGCAAAATCGCAAGCGATGGTCTTCAAAAATGCTGTCTTACCCCAACGTCGTCCACAACGCAAAGCTTTAAATCTAGCTGGAATATTAAAAGCGTTAACTTGTCCAGGATGAAATCTTGGTAGACCAATAGTTCGTATAGAAGACTCAACATGTACGTTCATAGACTAAACCCAAATGGACGGGGAGTCGGTTGTGAGATTGCTGCCACAGCCGACCGACTCCCCTAGCCGCACCATGCACAGGGAGGACCCAACAGGCGCGGATACATGAATACTATGTGATGTTTGCATTTTTAAACTTCACGTGGTACTATACCACAATGTACACAGAAACTTACCCTGACCCATTCGATTTCTTAGCCAGTGGTTCCCGGTTAAGATTCGGCATGATAATGTCAGTTCCGGGAAGAGCAGGCAATCCACCTTCGATAACGATTCTAAGACCACCAGAAATGTCTTGGTTCGTCTGCGCTAACCGGGGATGCTCATACACAGCGACTTTGGCTGCTGCTTCCATGCGCGTAGGGACAGGCAACCGCTGGTCACGCATAATGGCCAGCAGAAACTCTTTGGGAGAAAGGTCCGGATCGTTATATTCGTGGGCTGATTCCGGGAAGGTGATATCAGGCTCATTGGATTTTGACATAATACAAAATCACTCCTTTGAAAAGCGACAGCTTTTAAAGGAGTCCGCTAACGCGACGTGGCACAAAGCATCACTGCAAAGAGCACTGCGTCCGTTAGGAATTCCGACTTACCACAACCCGGAGCAGTTGACAAGTAAAAAATTAATCACCAACGTTACATCAACAAACCTGAGGAATAAGTGAGAAGACCATGAGTAAAGCATTATCAAGACATAGTAACATCCGGCAAAGTGGGAATAGTCTTGTAGTGACTATTCCAGTAGACATTGTCAGAGAACTAGACCTCAATGATGGGGATTCAGTATTCTGGAGTTCTGATGAAAAATTTCTTACACTCCACATCATCAAATTAGACAACATCGCTCCAGAAGGGCATCTCAAGAAAGAAGTGGAAAGTTCATAATGAATGATACTCCGATCGAGGACGGCTGGCAAGAGCTACTGACTGAAATGCCAGAAATGACACCAGAAACAGTAGCACTTCTACGATCAGTGTTCTTTGCCGGAGCACGACACTACAGAAACATTGTGCGTTCTCTATTCAATGAAGACACCACAGACCAGTTTGAAACATTGGTCACCCTTGCTAAAGAAATTGATCAATGGGCTTGGTCAGACACATCACTAGAAACAATGAGAATGGCCAAGCGATGATGAACATTGCAATCTTAGCAGGGGTCTTTGCTATAGGTGGATTTGCTTTCGGGGCCATGATTGGGTATGCGATCTGCTTTGTGCAAGTCACCAATAAAGAAAAAATTACTCCAGATATGATGCCGAAGCAACAGCACATGACTCCTCCATCCAAAGGTCAAAAGCTTCTGGATGAAATATCATCGTTTGCGCCTCCTAGCACACGGGCGATTCGACCGGTAGGACGACCTGCACCGCCGCGAACGACGCCGCAGCCGAAACAAACATCATGGCCTAAGCCCGAAAAGCCCAAAGAGCCCAAAGAGCCAAAGCCAGAAGAGCCAAAGCCAGAAGAGCCCCAGCCCATGGTCCCAAAACCCATAAGATTACCTCCAATAGATTGGGGAAATAACAAATGAGTAACGAAAAAGAATTCTCAGTGTGCATATTCTATCCAAACGACACATATGAATATGTGCGCCGTTACGTTAGTGCTGAAGAAGCAGTCACTGTTGCAAAGTCCTATACTGAACGACCCGCTGCACTGATAGGAGTGATTAACCGGGTGATTATCACCGACGGCGGCGACTGTACCAACTTCGAATGGATATTCGGCAAAGGGGTCACATACCCCAAGAAGGAGGAAGTCCATGAACAAGGCAAAGCTTGAGCAGTTTTTTGATCTACTAGGAGACATAGTCAACGAAGATGGGCCATATCGTGAAAAGAGAAAAGCATTGGTCGAGGCTGCAAGCGAAGAGGATAGGATAATCCTCAACGAATTCATTAGCTGGTTCGACGAGGTTGATTCAACGGAGGATACATGAGTCTATCATTTCCTTACTTCTCCATAGCCCAGGAACTTGGTGTTTCATACGCCAAGGTCCTGGCACTTGTTGACTTTATAGAGAAACACGGAATTTATGACCCTATATTTGACCAGGAGTTGTACTGTCACGTGGAAAACGCTGTTCTGACTGAGTATGAACGGAGGAGGATAGTGCATGACGCTCCATTGGATCAAGGGTCTGATCGAATTTGAATGTGACAACTGTCATGAAACATTGGACACGGCTACAGATGACTTTCAATTAGCCGTGAAAGTGCTACGAAGGGAGGGGTGGACGGCCCTGCCTCCATTCTGGAGCAGTGATGAATGGACGCATCGTTGCCCAAACTGTCGGTTCCCAAAGGAGGCTGCATGACCATTTTCAAAATTCAATACATGAAAGCTCCAGGAGTGCCTCATGTCTACTGTCAGTTATACGTGACTAACCGGGAGGGGACAACGTGGCAACTCAGTGGCAACTTCACTTTACGCACGGTAGAGTTCGGAAACTTTAAGTCCGAACTGTCTAGTCGTCTGTTTCAGTTCGAAGATGTCACGCCAAAGGTAAAGGAGGACACATGACTGAGCATTCACTGCGGGCGGACCTACCGCCACTTCCACCACATATGAAGCATCTCCCACTAGATTCTAGGGGATTCCCAATTCCCTGGTTTGTTCAGACTATGCCGGATGGTACGAGAGACTTCAGGATTGCTGATTATTACAAGCGTGCCATCGCGG